TCTCAGCGAAAGCGACATTAAATAGTTTGTTATCCACTCGCATTATACCGCGGCAGCCGTGCATGGTTGCCGCGCCGTTTTTACCGAGCCAGTCCAAATCGTGGCTTTCACGCCCGGACCCTTTGGAGTTGTCATGCTGCGGCTCAATATAGCGCAGAGTGCCGTCGGCAAAACGTTGTAAAATGGTGGCATGACCGCCGCCCCCTTTCCAGCCGATAGAGAGCATATAAACGCCGGGATCCTTGCAAATCTCATTGAAAAACTCCACATACCTTTTTTGTGTCATAAGTTTGTATTTTTTACCGGCCATCCAGTCGTTGATGCTGGTATGCTTCGCCGGCGTTCCGTCGAGATTTTGCCACTGTTCCCACAGCTGGTTGCCCCGGCTCAGGTAATCCAGTTTTGTGCCTGGAGTGTTCGACTTCGCCGTTACGTTGAAGCCCATGAGGCGCAGCGCATAGGCGGGCGAACAGGTCTGGCAGTTTATACCATAGCCGCGCTCCTTGCCATAATTGGGGTTAGCGTGCTGCTTGTCGGCGTCGTCCACGCTCATAGGCTTACCCTTTGTAATGCCGAGGGCCTTTTCTATTTCCAGACAGTGCTCCGCAACGGGCTTTTTCTCCGCGTCGGTCAGAGTGTCCGGCAGTTCCGCGATAATTTCAGCGATGCGCTTGTCGCGCTGCTGTTCCTCACTCATTTGCTCAATTACCTGCTTCGCCGCTTCGGGCGCCTTGTAATACGGGTGTTTTGGCGGGAACAGTTGCAGGTCCTTGCCGGGATTGAAACGGAAAATCTGCTGTTTGGCGGCTTCGGTGCAGTTGTTGCCCCGGAGCATGGAGAGCGCCGGGTCGCTCTGGGGATATTTGCCCTTGCGGACCTGTACGGCGGTGCAGCGGCAGTTCCAGCCGTTGGGTGGCAAATAGAGCGACCAGAACGGGTCGGAGGGCGGCAGCGTGGTGCCGTGCAGAATGGCGTGATCCTCACGCACGCGGTCGTCCTGGGCGGTGCGGTATTGGAGGTCGTAACGGTCGCCGTCCTTTTCAATCTGCTGCCAGCGCGAAGCCATAAGCGAGGCACCGACGGCGTGGTTATACTCCGCATAGAGGTAATTGTGGTTATAGCGGTTGTTTACCGTTTCAACATCTTTGCGGAACGTTTCAAAGGGTTTAATATCGCCCTTGTCGGTCAGGAGGGACAATCCCACCTCGCGGAGCGTGTGAAACGCTTTGAAGCCGGAGAAAATAAAAGCGTTGTTTTCGAGAGCATGGCGCACAGTTTCGGGGACCTCATGGGGGACGCCGGAGGCAATCGCCGTTTTAAGCTGCTTCACTGTTTCGGCAATGAGGCGGCGCGCTTCGGGAGTTGTGAGCTGCGAGGCATCGAAGCCGCCGGCATTGTAAACCATGCCGGCAGCGTCAAAAAAGGCCGTGTCGTCAAAATTGGGCTTGTCTGTCGCGTCCGCGAGCTGGAGCAAGTCATTTTCATACAACGAGCCCAAAGCGGAGTTAAACGCGAGATATGAGCGCCGGAGCCGCCCCGCCGTGTCAGCCAGCTGCAAGGCGGGGCTCAGTCGAAAAAACGGTCAGGCTGCGTCTTGCTTTCGCGGGGCTTGTCAATGGCCACGCCGTATTTGTCGGTGAAATAGTCGGCGGGAATTTCGTAATACTCCAGGAGCAGGCGTTCAATCTCGCGCTGTTCCGCCGGTGTGTAGCTGGCGGCATTGTTCCAGACAAAGCGCTTGCCCTTGACCGGGAAGCCGTGGGCTGCCATGAGCGGGAGCAGCCGCCCGTTTACAGTATATCCGGCCATAGTGGCGTCGGCTTCGGTGGTGCGCTCAAAAATTTCAAGATGCACCTCGGACTGAGAGAGCGAGGACCCGGAGTCAATGGTCATGGTCTGGTTAAGAATGGCCTTTGACATCTCCGAGTTACAGCGGTCAATGCGGCGGTCGAACACATTGTAAGCGTCGCCGCGGCTGCTTTCCTTAATCTCAATGTTGGTACCCTCAGGGAACAGCCCCCAGAACGCCGCGCCCATGTTTTCGAGGGCGTGCTCCACCCTGGCGCGCTCGCTTTCGTCCGGGCTGTTGGTGGTGGCTATACGCATAGGCTGGCCGAAAATCTCGCCGAACATATCCCAGAAAGTGAGCATATTCTTTTTGCTGATGTAAGAGCAGGCGCATTTGAGCAGGAGGCCGAGGTTGCGGGGCTTACCCACTTCCACGCACCAGTTGGCAAAATCGCCCTCGCGGTAAGGAATGCCGCTGCGCCAGTCGTCGCCCGGGTTAATGACCACGCGGCCATATTCCGGGACCACGTGCTTGCGCGGCACCAGTTCCACACAGTCGTAACGCATGACGCCGTCGCCGCGAATGACATCGCCCAGCTGTATGAGCGAGTGCCCCCAGTATGCGGAGTCCAGCACATAGCCCAGAAAATCGGCGAACCATTCCTGTTGCAGCAGTTCCGTGGCGGCGACATCTTCCTTGCCGTTGCTGTCGACGAGGCGGAAATCCTTTTGCAGCACCTTGCCCTTACGCTGGGCGATACAGCCGGACAAATGGGCGTCGAGCTCACAGTCGGCGTAAATGTCATAAAGCCGCTGGCGGTTTGGGTTTTCATAGTCGAGTGCGACCTGATGGGCGTTGCGCCAGTCGTTAATGTCCTTTTTGGTGAGGGTGTCGGTCTGCTGGAGCAGCTGGGCGGTTATCTTGAGACCCTGTTTGCTGGAAGCCATGCGTGCCAGGGTCATGACTTCGGCGCGCGTGGGACGGTCGAACCATTCGCGAATGCTTGTGATTATATTGGCCATTATGCGGAGATGTTAAGTTAAACGGATATTGCCGGCACTGTCGAGGCGCAGGACGCCGGGCGCGGCAAGGCGGAGAGCCGGGGCGACCACCTGCACAGTTACGGTCTTATAGAAGCGCGTGCCGCCGGTGGGTATGACATGGATGCGAGCAGTGCCGGGACGGAACGGCAGAATCCTGCCATCCGGCTCCACTCCGGCAGCACCGCCGAAAGCCTGGTAAATTATATTCTGCTGCGCCCCGGCAGGGAGCACCCTTGCATTTATATAGCGCGGCACAGGGTTGCCCAAAGTTACCGGGGCGGGCATCTCCACGCGGAGACCGTCGGGAACCGGGGCGGCTGCCAGTTCCGCCCGGTCGGCCACAGCTTCGAGGCGTTGCCGGCTCTGTTCCGTGAGCTCACGCTGGGCGTTCGCTTCGGTGGCTGCGTCTGTTGCTGATTTTGCGGCCGTGTCGGCTGTTGTCTTTGCCTTGTTGGCGTCCCCTGTTGCGGTGATGCAATCCTGTATTGCTTTGTCGGCTGTATTGGCGAGGGTCTGCGCCTGTTCGCGCAGTTCCCTTGTGGCGTCGGCCGCTTGTTGGGCGGCAGCGGCTGCGACTTTTGCCGCATCGGTGGCCGGTTGTTTCAGCAGTTCGATTTGGGCGGACGTAAAGTCGGCCCATGTGAACGGGTCGCCCTTGTCACCTTTCAGAGCTGCCAGCTGTTCCGGCGTAAAATCGTCGTAAGTGAACGGCAGCCCGCGGGTATAGGCAGCCAGCAGGTCGGACTCGATCACGCCGTCGGAGTCTCCGGGGAGGTGCCAGAGCTGCACGGCCATATCTTCGGGATAATACACGTTTTGCACGCCGTCGGGCATGAGGTCGTTAACCAGTCGCAGGTGCAAATCATGTTTCAGGGTACCCTCGCAAAGATTATGATCCTTGAAAATAACCAGCAGGGCGTCCCCGTCCGGGGTGCAGTTTGAATACACGCCGCCAATGCGGGAAGCCACAAACTCGCGGTTATGCTTAACCCAGTAACGCAGTTCAAAGTCCACCCCGTCGGGAAGTGGAACAAGAGAGCCGGAACCGTCGCGGAAGCGTTCACGCAGAACAAAGTCATCGCGGTAGTGAATATGTCTTATTTTGGGCTGCATCATGTCAGGCGGATGTTGCCTTTGCCGTCGAGGCGGAGCGCACCGGAGGCCGAGAGGCGGAGACGCGGGGGCACCACTTCAATGCAAAGCGATTTATAAACCGATGTATCTGCCGTGGCGACGGCGTGGACAGTAGAACGGCCGAGGGCGACCGGGCGCACCATTCCGTCCGGTGTGACTTCGACCGCCTTGTGGTCGCTGATGAACAGGACAGATCCGAGACCGAAGCGCGGGAAAAGGGACGCGCCTATTTTTTGCGGCACGGGGTTGGTCAGGGTAACGACCGCCGGCGCCGATGCAATATCGACACGTTCCGGGGCGTTCAGGTTCTGAGTGGAGAGCTTCTCCACGAGCGACTCCACCAGTGCGCGGGTCTGTTCTGACCGCTGAATTTCGGCGGCGGCTTTGGTGGCGGCTTCGTCAGCACTGGCGAGACGCTTGTCAATGTCGTTCTGAATTTCCGGAACGTTCACGGACAGGAACAGACGCACGGCCTTGTTAATGTCGCCGCAGGCTTCGATAAGGTCACAAAAGAGCTGCCCCACCTGCTGCGCCGACACGGACTTTGCCGCCACTGCGTCGCGGATAGCTTCGGCACGCTGCATGAGGTCTGCCGTGTCAAGCTGCTGCAAATCATTTTTCGTGAGTTGGTCCATATTGGTAAGGGGTTAAGATTATGAAAAAATTTCGCTGAAAGGGTCGGCAAAAATGCGCGTGAGCTGCTGGTCGCTCTGAACATAGACCGGCTGCTTTTTGTCGAGCAGGTCGAGAACTTCGTCCACCTTTTCGACCACGAGCACATCGCCCGACGGGTCAAGCTGCGGGCGCGATACAGTGGGGCGTTTGGTGCCGGTCTGATAGAGCAGCTCCTTGTATTCGGCAGGGTCTATGTCCGTGGCCGGACTTATATGCCGGAGCGCATAAGCCGAGCGGACGGCAGGGCTGAGAACATCTTCCAGCTCATAGCTTATTGCCTGGCCGTCGGTAAGCGTTGCAGTAACGGAGATCCCGTTGCGCTGCGCCAGGGCGAACACGCCGGCGGCGGAGCCCAGAGCAATGACAGCAATGTCGAGAAGTGTCTGGCGGTCGTTTACTGTTATCTGCATAGTGTCATGAAATTTGCACCACGCCGTCGGGCGACAGTGTGAGGGTTGAAACATCGAGGCCGCAGGCACGCAGCATCTTTTTTGTGTTGCCGGGCCAGAACGGGTCAGGCTCCCCGGCGAGCATCAACGGAGCTTCCGCCCCTAATAGCGGGTGTTCCTTGAACTCACCGCGGCAAGAGCGGAGCACCAGTTCGGCAATAAAGCCGGAAGCGTCGGCCACGACAGCCGCGGAACGTTCCACCAGCAGGTCGCCGGTGTTAATATCTATCTGTAAACCGTTCATTGCTTAATTTTGGTGTTTTCGTAGTCACCGCGTTTTGTAGGTGTGAGCTGGGAGCCGAACCAGGACGCGGCGGCGGTTTTGAGAGCAGCGCCACCGTCCTGAGGTGCGGGCACCCAGCCCGACATTGCGGTTTTTAACTTGTTAATGTCGTTTTCAATCAGGTTAAGGCGTTTTGTCAGATCCTCAATTTTAATGAGGCCGCCAAGGTCGCCACCGTTAAAAATGATGCTTTCGCGGTTGATATGAGCCGACATCTTTTCTGTGTCTATGCGCACCCCGTCGGCGTCCATGACGGCGGAGGTGCCGCCGATCACAATTTCGGCGGACTCAATCTTTTCAGTGAGCAGCACCACGCCGGCGGCACCGTCGGCGACAAAGCCAACTACCACAAACGACCCTTTTTCCGGGAACAGACACAGGCCGAAATCAGCCTCCTGGTTAGCCTGGAGATTGACACCGAGCAGGGGTGCGCCCTCATTTATGGGGGTGCAGTCAATGGTGCGGGCGGTTTTATTCACTTCGTCCACGGTACACACCAGGGCGACGGTTTCGCCGTCTGGCTGTGCAAGCTGCCGGATAATGTTTCGTAAATCTGACATAACAGTAAAAATTTAAGCGACGCGGAGGCCGAGGGTTATTTCCTGACGGAAGCCGCCGTCGCCATATTTGATCACTACTTTTTTGACCTGGTACACGCCCATTTTTGTGCCGTCGATAATCAGGCCTATTGCGTCCAGAGGGTCCACGAGCTTATAGCCGAAAGTGGTAAAAGAGCCGGTGAGGCCGTCGCGTTTAAGGCGTTTTATTTCCTGCTGCGCCCATGCTTTCAACTCTGTTTCGGTTTTGTTGTAGGTGTGCAGCGTTCTGTGCTCCCCGTCGCTGTCCCCGACCTCAACCTTGATTTTTTTATTATTGGGCATGAGGCTGACCGCTTTAACCCGCAGGCGCATATTTTCGGCCTTTTGCTGCTGGAGGCTCTGGTCTGAAATGATGTTAAGCCCGGTTTTGAACACTTGCGCCGGCGTACTGTCGCGCTCAAAGAGCACACCGCAGTAAAGCACCGGCTCCCCGTCCTCATAGCGGAAAAAGGAGCGGACGCCCTGTTCAGACAGCTTCCCCAGGAGAGAGGCCACAGTGTCGGCGGTCACGCGGTAGGCACCGAGCGACTGTTCGCCCATGATATTGAGGCGGTGGGTAATTCCCTGATCCTTGAGCAATGTTTCAAGAGTAACAGAGCGGTAAGCCTTTTTAACTGCCGGCATCTGTTTGAGCTTGAACATATCGTCCTCGCAGGTAATCACGACCGGCGTTTTGAAGCCGACATCGCGCACCCAGCCGACAAACGCCAGTTGCAGGTTGTCATCGTAGCCCAGTGATATGCGCACACTGTCACCGCGGCGCACCGGAATTTCAGCAGACCCGTCCCACTTCATTTTTTTAGGCAGTGTGATTTTAGCTTCGGCAGTCAGCTTTTCGGTGTCGCGTGTTATCTCCACGGCAGTAACAAAGTCGAGCGACCAGGAGCGGTCGCCCTTAATCTCAATTTTTGCGCACAGTCTGAACATTGCTTAAACGGTGTTTAAAGGGTGTTTAATAGTCGTATCTGTTGGGCTTCATGCAGCCGGAGCGTACAGGGTTGCGGGCGTCGGTGTTGCCGTCAGCCGAGATGTAAAGCGGCAGGTCGGGCGTGGCTTTCGAGGCCTGGACATCGCGCAGCCACTTTATCGCGTCGTTATACAGGCACTCGCGACGTTCATGCCCCATGTTTTGCGGCAGGCGGTGAACCATAAGCCACAGGGAAATATTAACGGCAACCTGAACCAGCATGGCGTTGCGGCAAGAACCGACGGCCGCGAAAGCCCGGTCAATGTCATAGCGGCTGCGCAGATATGATGCAATTTCCTCCATTGCGGCGGCTTCGGCTTTCAAGCGGACATCTTCCTTTTCAGTTATCTGCTTAAATTCGTAATCGTCGCACACGCTGCTGTAATCGTCGAGTGTCAGGAACATGGGCGCAAGGGTTTGGGGGTTGCTTCATAAATGGCAATCTGGCGGGCCTTTTCTGCTGTCAGGCCGGGGAAGCGTTTTTGCCGGATCAGTTGCTTCACGCCCTGCATGGAGACGCACACGGGGCGGCCCTGATACACGAGCACCAGGAACTTTTTTCGGTATAGGTCAGCAGAGCGCCGGGCTTCACTGATAGCACGTTTTTTGCGCCAGTCAAACAGGAGGGCGCGGAAATAGTCGAAAATTACCATAATAGATTTTTAGCTGTTTTCCTCATGCCGAAAGAGGGTGTGAACGATTTGACACGGGTATCACGCTGTAAAATCCAGATAGCGCCCTCGTCGGCATCGGGGGCGTCATCGTGGCCGCGCATACCTTTTTCAAAAGCAAGGGTCTGGTCAATGCCGGCAAGCATGTCGGGATCGTCGCGCTGTGTGTCGTCGTATGAGACAAAGCCACGTTCCCACAGGGGGCTGACCGCTTCGACGCGCTGGAACTTGTCAGGCTTTTTGCGCATGTCGCCTGTAATGGGGAGCTGGTAGCCGCGCAGTTCTCCCTCGCGGCGGAACTCGTCAAGTATTGTGTCCTGCATAAAGTTGGCCTCCATATACCAGCGCACGGCAATGCCCTGGTCGCGCGTCCACTCGTATAGGTCATAACACCAGCGCACCATTTCAGCCACTGAGCACTGCCGTACAAAAGCGCGGAGGTGCCAGAGCTGAGAACCGGCCTTACCCCAGAGCTTCGCGGCCTTAAAGTCGTTTTTTGTGGAGCCTTTGAAGCTGGGGTCGATATACAGGACAATTTCGGAGAATTTGGACCATGCCGGGCGTTTGCCCCAGCGGATCCACTCGTTGCGGAACACGGCACCCTCGATAATAGGGTTGTTCATGTATTCTTTTTGAAACGCTCTGTACCCGGCGACATCAGCAAGGGCCTGCACTTCGGCCGGCGTCCATTTGGCACGCCATGAAATATTGCCGGCGCGGTCGTAGATGTTCACGCGGGTAACGTGGACAGACTTAATCTCGCACCACTTTGCCAGCACTGAATTTTTTGCAATAAGGTTGCCGACCATAAAGAAGCGGCCACGGCCACCGTCGAGAGTACCGAACAGAGCGGAGCGCACCCAGTCGAACAGTTTAGAGACACGGGCGGGACTTTCCACCAGTTCGTCGTCGTCGAGGTCGTCGATCACGACATAATCCGGGCGGTGTGAGCGGTAGCGCAGACCGCGCGGAGACTGACCGCGACCACGGGCAAAAAACGCCACTTCCGAGCGTGTGACAAACTCGCCCTCTTCCCAGGAACCAGCGTTATACTGTTCGCCGAAATCGGCAATATAACGCTGGTTGTACTGTAATTCAGCCTGAATGTCGCTGAGCAGCGTTTTGGCGTTGTCCTCAGACTTGCCGACCACCACCATGACATTTATTTCGCGCCCCTTTGTTTTGACTGTTCCAAAAATTTCAGGGCCGACAATATCCCAGGCCATAAGACACATGGGGATAAATACGTCCATGTTGGTGGATTTTGCTGCGCCACGGTGCCAGACAAAACCGGCCTTGAGATTGCGGTTTTTCCTGATTTTGTTGGCGGCGTCGATATGGAACGGCGCGCAGGGCGTTGACTGCCCCGTTTCGGGGTTTTCAGTCCAGTGCGGAAAATAGTAATCTACGAAATCGCCATAATTAAGCAGTAGCCGGCGCAGCCGCGCAAGGCGCTGCTCGGCTGTTTCGTTGATGTTTACGGCGGTGGCTGTCTGCACTGTTTCGCAGTGCTGTTTCCACTTTTCGCGTGCTTTTAATATCTCCGCTTTCGTAGCCATGCGTTAAAAACTTTCTTTGAGCTTTTCGGATATGAAAAGGTCGTGATAATGATTAATTGTTTTGAGCAGTTCCGGGGTAACGTTGGGGTCGAAGCTCATGCGGTATTGCAACCACTTGCTGAAAGCCATAAAAACCTCAATGACATCAACAACTGAGGTTTTTTTGTCGAGGCGTTCGACAGTGGCGGCGAATTTGACCAGCTTGTCGGCACTTGCCGCTGTTTTCTCAGGGCTGGGGTCTGTTGCCAAATCTTCAAGTAGCACGTTTATGCTGTTAAGTATCTTATTGACCAGCTCCGGGCGTGTGATATTGGCGGCGGCTCTGGCCTGTTCCCAGCCGCCGTCGGCGACCCATTTTGTAACCGTCTGGGCGGACACCCCGACCTTTTCAGCAATGGATTTTTGCGGTTCCCCCTGCATGTAGAGCAGCCGAGCGTGTTCACGCTGCTGCTCACGCTCTTTTTTAGTAGCCATTCATAAAATCAATAATTAGACGCAGCGCGCCCACTGCGGACACGCTTTCACGGTGCAAAATTGGCTCAAAAAAGCACCATAATAAAAAAGAGTGTAAATCTTTTACACTCTTTTTGTTAGGGTTGCGAACAATGCTCAACTTTGCAGCGCAGAACGACTTAAAAGCCATATCGCGGAGTAGAGCAGTTGGTAGCTCGCCGGGCTCATTCCCCGGAGGTCGTGGGTTCAAGTCCCACCTCCGCAACAACAATCAAATTAAGGTAAAAAGATTGAATAAGTGAAGCAAAGCCCGGGGAGCGGCGGACACACCCACCTCCACCCACCATCGCGCCGCCGCGCCCCGGCTTTTTGAAAACAGACAATGAAAGATGTAATCATATCCACCGAAGCCGTGAACAGTTACGGCAGCCGTGTACTGACCGCCGGCATAGACCTGAGCCAGTACGAGCGCAACCCCGTGCTGCTATGGATGCACCGTAGGAGCTGGGAGCCGGGGGCCATGCCGATAGGCAGGATCGAGAACTTGCGCGTCGAAGACGGCAAGCTGATAGGTACGCCGGTATTTGACCAGAACGACGACTTCGCCAAAAAGATAGAGAGCAAATGGGACAACGGCTATCTGCGTATGGCAAGCGCCGGGCTGGAGCCGATAGAGACCACGCCCGACCCCGCGCTTGTGCTGCCTGGCCAGACGCGCGAAACAGTTACGCGGTGCAAGCTCGTAGAGGTCAGCATCGTGGATATTGGAGGCAATGACGAAGCCCTGCAACTGTACGGCGATGAGGGCAGGCTGCTGAAGCTCGCCGCCGGCGAGGAATGCCCCGGACTTCCCCTGCTGCGACTGACGAAAGAACCCGATCCCGAACCAGGCACCTCCGGCGAGGGTGAGGAAACCAATAACCCCAAAATTAAATTAACAAAAATGACAAAAGAACAGTTAGCACTCCTCGGGCTTCCCGAAACCGCGACCGAGGAACAGGCGACCGCCGCGCTTACGCTTATGAAAGGGCGCGCCGACAACGCCGAGACAATCGAGCTTGCCGCCGTAACCCAGGCGGTGGATCAGGCTGTGGCCGAACGGCGCATCCTGGCTGACCAGCGCGACCATTACATCAAGCTTGGCAAAGCGGCCGGCGTTCAGATGTTGCGCGACACGCTGGGTACCATGCACCCGCAGCAGAAGCCCGGCGAGGTTATCAACCTTGGCAAACAGTCTGCGCCCGGCGTCAGCGAAGCCACTAAGACCTATACCAAGCTTGGCGAAGTGCCCGAGGCCGAGCGCCTGGAGCTCCGCAAGAATAACCCCGGCGAGTATATGCGCCTGTTCAAAGAAGAGTACGGCATAGAGTGTCCCAAATTCGAAGACTAAAACACCAAACCAACCACAACAATGAAAAGTAAATTTTTTACAAAGATTTTCGGCCTTGTGTGCTGTATGCTCACGGCCGTAACATTCAACGCCGCGGCAGGTGCGACGCTTGCCGTGGCCGTAGGCTGCGCCCCTGGCGCCGGTGCCGTAGCCGGTAACGTGGTGGCGCTCGTAGCCGGACATTTCGCCCCTGCCGGAGCGCTGCGCGCCGGTGTGTTCACTGAGATATGGACCGGCGAACAGATTAAACAGTTCCGGACGGCTGTGGAGTCATGGGGCTGGCTGGCCCGCATTCGCAGCTATAACCAGCATGTTAAAAACGACATGATCCACTTTGTGGAGATTGGAGGTGATCCGAAAGTGCTGGTCAATAATACCACTTATCCAATTAACGTTGTAGCGCTGGAAGATGCCGACAAGCCTATCGGTCTGGACAAATTCAGCACAGAGGCCACTCCCGTTACAAACGACGAACTGCACGCTATCAGTTATGACAAAATGGCGAGTGTACAGGAACGCCACCGCGATGTCCTTGTTGAAGCATTTGGCGCGCGTGGGGCTCACGCTATCGCACCCAACGAGAATGTGGCCGGTGCCCCCGTGCTTCGCACCACCGGCGCGGCCTATAACGGGCGCAAACGTATGGTCCCCGATGACCTGGTGGCGCTCAAAGCCGCCTTCGACAAAATGAAGACCCCAAAGAAAGATCGCATTCTGGTGCTTTGCAGTGACCACATCAATGACCTGCTGATAACCGAGGCGAAATTCAAGGACCACTACAATATCAACCAGACTGAGGGTAAGATTTGCCGCCTGTATGGTTTTGACATTTATGAATATGACGGCACACCATTCTACAACCCGACCACCGGCAAGAAACTGCCATGGGGTGCGGTCCCGTCAGACACAGACATGCAGAGCTCCTTCGCATTCTACGCCGGCCGTATGATGAAAGCCTCAGGCTCTACGATTTTCTATCACAGTAAGGCAGCAAACGATCCGCTGCACCATCGCAACCTTGTGAATTTCGACCAGTACGGCATTTGTATGCCCCTTAGCGAGACCAAGTGCCGCGCGTCAATAATCAGCGAAAAAGTTGCGTAATCGCCCCGTGAGAAAGATAGACAAAATAATCCTGCACTGCGCTGCGACCCCCGAGGGTAAGGACTACACCGTGGCACAGATCGACCAGTGGCACCGCG